CTCATAGAACGGCTTAGCGGCGGCGTAGTTATTGGCCTTGATAAAGGCATCTCCCATGATGACGAAGTACTCGGCGCGGTTCGGAGCGACCTTCAGGCCTTCCAGGGCTACTCCGAAAGCCTTGTCGAACTCGTTGGCGGTCATGTGACAAAACGCGAGGTACTGAATCGCAAGGATTCGATCATGGATCTCAAGGCCCGGCATTCCAAGGCACTCCGTCAAAGGTTTGACGGCTTCTTTGTGCTGGTTAGCCTCGAACAGTTCTTTGCCGTAGTAATAAGTCATCCTAGCGTCAAGAACTTGACCCTTTTCAATGTGATGCTGAAACACTCCGATATTGCGCGATCGATCATTCACCATGTCAGCAGCCGTGCGCATATGCTTGATAGACCATGCCGCAGTTGACTGAGCCACGGTGTTAGGCACAGGGTAAAGGCCTTCATGCAGGAAATAGCGCCACTTTATGCCCTTATTCATCCTGACAGCGCGTTCCCGTGCGAACGTACACACCGGTTTACCAGTTTCATCACTTGCGTAGTGGTATGGCGCCATCCAAAAATCAGCCAGGACCATGACGTCATTTCGCCACGCTTCGAAGGCTTCTCGGTTCAGAAGTACGTCGTCTAAATCCATCCAAAAGCCGAAGTCAGACGTGATTTGATCAAATGCGTACTGCCTAGCAGCAGCAAAATCCTTGATCCATTCGAAGTGACTCACCTTGCAGCCAAGCGACTTAGCAATTTCAACCGTGTCATCTGTCGATCCTGTATCGACTAATATGACCTCATCGAATAGGCCCTTAATCGAGGCGTGCCATTGATTTAAATTGTGTGCTTCGTTTTTCGCGATAACCGCGCATGAAATAGTAGGACGCTGCATAACTATGACCCCCTGTGTGTCATTAAGTTTTATGCATAATATGAGACCGCGCAAGCAAAAGAAAAGGCCGCCACTTGAACCGTGGAAGCCTTTTCCGAGAACGCACACCGTCCACAGGTTAGGTCACGATTTAGTGGCGCTCGTCAGCGTATTGGTCAATGCCTTTTCGCGTAGCAGCGTACTAGATCCGCGCGAGTAGATCGACCAAATGCCAGTTGATTTAGTAAATGCCGCGTCGCCTTCGTTGAACTCCTGATTGCGTTTCAAGTATCCAGCAATGGTGGAAGGATCTGCCGACGTGCTGCCGAACGAATCAATTGCGAAGTCACCAATCTTTTCATCGACTGCTTGAACTGGGTCAAGCGTACCAGTGACATACCGATCAGCAGCAGCAAGAACCGACCCGCCGTCAGCAACGAACACGATCGGAAGCGTTGGACCGTACTGAAACTTATAAAATCCGCTCCCGACTGGGGCCTCAGAGATTGCCGGGCCAGTGATAGCAGTCAGACCTTGAGCCGAAAAAATCGACAGGCTAGGGCTAAGGCCCGTATAAGCCGAAGGATCACCAGAGCCGAATTGAATCCAATAAGTTTTCATCTCTTAACCTTTCACCGGTTTAGGATACTTCTTTTTAACGCCGTCGCATTTCTTTGCGATTGCAGTCAATTCAGACGAATCACCTAGCGCGAACTTCATAAGCGCGTCGAGTTGATCACCAACTGGGGGATATTCTGAGACCCTTTTTTTGTAGCACTCTGAGAGCATCCAGTCGTAATCACTATTTAAGTCAATTACGTCTATTCTTTCTAGATCCGTATGTCCCATAAGCGGAAGTCTATTAATTAGCTCACTTGTTTTTTCGTCCTCTATCGGGCCGTATTTTTTTAATTCCCCTGTTTTCTCAGTAATTTTAACTAATTTCACTATATGCCCCCTTTAGACGCAATAGATATCCATGATGCGCCGCCCGCAAGCGTCGCGCTACCAAAAACAGGGAAAGCGTTGTTTGTTGCCCTTATGTCTATGTATTCGCCAGGAAAAAGTGTTTCCGAAAATGACAGAGTTGGCACGTTAGTTCCAGTTGAATCCGTGCTAATACCTAGGTATTTCCATTTAATCCCGTTTTTGTAGACCCACAAAAAAGCAGACGCCACGGTGCTAGAAGCCGAAATTAATGTTTTAAAATCGTATTCATCTTCTCTTGGGGCGTTGAATCTCCAATTAGTTCCAGTCGTGATTACTGAAGCCCCATGTGTACTTTTCACAACTACGTCAAAATTAACCGAAGTTGTCGCGCTTACGGATTGTGTGGCGCTGGCATATGCGAACACTACTAATTTCTTTTCGACTACTAAGCTATTTCTATTTTTTGCCTCTTTATTAAGAATCTCAATGTCACGATAAGTCTTAGCAACGTCAACCGCTTGAATGATCGAAGTCCCTGCTTTATGCAAAAACCCTAATGTGTGCCAGCCTTCTGCGACAATGTTCATCTGTCCGAATGTCGGTGTTACTGGTGATCCGTCTACACTTGCAATGTAACTAGATCCTGCTGTCCCAATAATTCCGTATGCTCTACCAAAGAAACTATGAGTGAAGCCGAATGCCTGAGTGCTAGAGCCAGCCCATGCAACTCCGCAAGCAAATGAGAACCCTGTCAGACGAGTGCCTGAAGCAAATTTTAGACTGTCAGCATACGTGCGGGATTGAATGCCAAGCGCCATCAAAGATGCGTTTTGCGCAGGACGAACCGTTAAGGCTTGATTCGTTCTAATCGTTGCAAGGTTACCGAACGACGCACCTTGAGCATAACCCTGGTAAAGGTTCAGCTTAGTCAGCAAAACAGCAGGACTCATTGAAATGCCAGAGCGTAACTCGACAGAGTTCCAACCAACCGGCCCATCTGTCATCACTGGGAATTTAGCAGTCCCAGTCAAACCAAGGCTTATCGTAGCGCCTGGAATGCCGTTGATATAAGTCTGAACGTTCAAGATACCACCACCGACCGCTTCAAAATCGAGCGCCGAGAAGTGACCGTCTAATCGAATCGAACCGCTACCGGCGAAGTATTGAGCGCCCATCTGTGAGAAGCCAGAAGCCGTGATACCAACGTTATTGACCCACAAACCGTACTCACCCTTTGAGTTAACGGTTGGTGAAATAAACTGAGAAACTCCCAACGCCAACTTGCTAAACTCGATCGTGTCAGCAAGGACCATGAGCGATGCATTGATTGAGTTACTAAAACCGTTCCACGCTCTATAAACCAGACCAAGGCTAACTCCGAAAGGAAGCGTTGAACCAAGTGTCAGCGTGTCTGTTGAAACGCTCGCAACGCTTGTGATGAAATACGAAGAACCCGAAAGCATGTTGGAGTTAACAATAATCCCTACACCTGCCGGGAAGCTTGCGCCGTGACCGGCTGACACTGCTAGCAAGTTGGTTCCGTTCGTTCCGATTGCAATCGATTGGATTGTGTCTGGATGAACTACTTGAGCCGAGAATCCGCCGGTAATAGTCTCATAAATGGTCTGCACACAGCCCATAGACGAGCCATGAGGGTCAATGCCGTATGTTGATCCAGTGGTTTTATTAATCAGGTATTTGTTAACGTAGTTCTTGCCGCTTGGAATGATGATTGCGGACTGTCCGAAGTAAACATCAACACCAGCAACGGTCAAATCACCACCGGTTAAGATGCTTTGAATTCTGAAGTCGTGAAGGTCATCCGAAAGGTTAGCTCCGTGCACATAACCATTCAACGGAGTCGCAGAAGCGCCAGCCGTTTTGTTACCCATGAAAATCGCGGTCCCGGTAACACCGTCTGTGATCGGATAAACACCGGCCGACGTGCCAGCAGCGCCAGCCATGAGCCAGCTAACATTCTGCATGACTCCGTTCACACCGATCGCGGCGTTAGGGTCAAGCATCTGTAGCTTGCGATCCTCTAAACGAACAGGATCAAGCGGTACACCTACAGCGTAGCCGTTAACGCCAGGATAATCCTCGTCCCAAATAATCTTATAAGTTGGCTTGTTCTCAATCCATTTGGAGCGATCCGACTCCAACTCATAGCCTTTAATCATCAAACGCTTTGAGCCGAACTTGACCGAGAACGCATCTGAGAAGAAATTCCCTTGCGGGTTAGTCGCAGCAGTATCAGTCAGACCGGAATTGTTTGTCGCGGGGAGTGACTCATCGGGCAATGTGTCCTGCACGAAATTCAAAACACTGCCTTGGCCTGATGCCGGATTCTTAAAAAGAAGGTCTTGAGCCATGATTATCTACCCCTGTGAATTCATTTTAACATACCGGGGGAGCGCGGTGAAACGCCCCCCCGACATATTCGTTTGATTACTGAACTTGACCGAAGTAGCTCACAACGTCCTGGGTCTTCTTGAGCACCACGGAGACGGCAAGCTGTCCGATGTTGGCAGACGTGCCGGTGATAGCACCGACAAGCAACTGACCAGCGTTCATGTTGAGCAGAGTCGAGCCAGCAGCAGCCAAGCCGCTGAAGCCGGTCATGGCAATGGCGCTAGACTGGCCGAGTACGACCAGACCAGAAATGCCAACTGCCTGAGCCGATGCGCCGAGGGTCTCTACTTTGAAGAAAGAGAGGATCGGAGCATACGACACGCCAGAACCCCATGCAGCCGCGATTTTCACGGTGCAAGGATAGGCGGGCATAGCGAGCAAAAGAGTTGCGCCGCTTGCTACGGACACAAAACTTTTCTCAATTACATCAACCTGCTGAGAGGCTTCACAATCACGATTTACAATAGCCATTTTTTCTTCTCCTTAAGAAGTTACGACATAATCATTCGTGGCCTTGGCGAAGTCTTTCCGACCGTCCGCCGCGATTGCCCGAATGTGGTTTTTTTGTTGTCTGTCCCTATCGTTCTTTTCTGCGTCGCGCCTGTCAAGCATCCTGCCAAAATATGAATCATCGTGCCATGCGTCCATGCCGCGAATCATTTCCATTACCGGCTCAATGCCCCGATCAACTGGATTGCCGTTAGGCTTCCAATCATCTGTCAGGCTCAAAATTAAGTGGTCTGAGATCATGGTCGGTGCGTCAATTAAGCCGAAAGCCGTTTGTTCTTGCCGCTCTGCTTTGCGTCGAACCTGAACCAATCCATTTGGTAGTTTCACCGCATACAGATGCCGGTCATACGACCGAAGGACTCTCGTTAACTGGCTCACCTTCCATGACGTCATAAATCCCCTTAATTAAGGTGCGATGTAGGAACTAAGCACGGAGCTGGCCGAAGGCTTAGCGTTGAACACGTTGAAGAACATGCGAAGGCGAGCTTCGAATGCATCGGCAGAGGTCTGGGCAATCAAATAACTGCCGGTTTCATCCGCCCACTCCAACTCGGCCAACACGAATTTTTCCATGTACTTGGCGTCGATGAAGAAGAAAGCCTGACCGCAATCCTTGTCAGGAGTGACCGGCACACCGGCAAACTCAAGATAAGATCCGTCTTTGCTAGAAAACGTGCCATCGCCAGCAACCTTGCCAACGTAACGCTTATCAGCAACAAGCAGCTTGTTGTAGAAGCGTTCCGAGTCGAAGTCACAGAACACGGCGTTAGGCTTCCCGTTACCACGGCGGCGGGCTTCATTATAAGCCTGCTGCATGAGGTTCAGGGTCAACTGTCCACCACCAGCCGACACAGCGTTACCCTGATAAATAGGATAAGTCGTGCGGTTGATGCCGTAGATAGAGCCAGTGCCGCCATCCAGGGCAGCCAAAAGGCCTTCGACTTCGTTGTTGTATGCGCCAGAACGGACGATCAAATCCGTTGCAGAGCAGCTAACATTGGCAGAAAGGGTCAGCGTAACAGTGGTCGTCCCGGAAATGGCAGTGATGCCGATACCAGAAGCAACCTTAACGCCTGCCGTGGTGACAATGTCGATGACCATGCCGACGTCCAGGTATTTGTTACCGGGTTCGCCAGACGAACGGCCAGAGGCAGTGATGCTGTTCGAGTTCACAGCAGCAGCGGCAACCGTCGCGATCGTGCCAACGCCATTATAAAACAACTGGCGGTTAACGTCATTCTTCAGGTCGGTCAAGCCTTCGCTCATTTCGAATTCCATGGCCGAAACGAACGCGCCCTTGTCGCCTTGCGAAGCTTTAATCATCGGGCCGGTGATGCCGAACCGAAGGTAATTAAACTTAGCGTTGATCGTTGCCTGAACCGTAGTCTGCTGCCCAATTGCGGGCAGAGTTCCACCGTCCGAAGTAGCGCCGATGCCAGGATTACGTCGGACCTTTACGGGCCGAATAACCGCGAGACCGTTGTACTTCTGCTTGCCGCGTTCCATTTCGCGATACAAAGGCAGTTCGTCACTGAACTGACTCACGATCGGACCCTGATACCAGTTCTTCAGCAGGGCTACCGCCGAAGAAATAGATGCAAATTGATTAGCCATTGCCAATCTCCTTATAAGTTAGCGTACTCGCCGGTCTCCATCAGCATCTTAGATGCTTCTTTGATAGAGCGTGGAAGCTTAGGGGCTTGCCCAGGAGTTCCACCGCCGGAACCAATGTCCCGACCCTTTGAGTTCGCCGATTGTTGTTTAGTGTTTAATGATTTTTGATGATCAGACCATAGTTTTTGGGAACGATCATGTACGGACTTCCACAAAGTGTCCCACACCGAGTCAGTAAGTTTCTCGCCCTTATCAAGCATGGCTTGAGCACGTGCGATAACTGCCTCCTCGTCCGCGTAGGGATACTTTTTGGAGAGTTCGCCGAACTTCGCGTCGAGTTGGGCGTTGATTGCAGAGATTTTCTGTTCTTCCCACTCCTTCGCGATCGCGTCATATTTATCTAATCGCTCCTGTATTTTAGGGTCTAAAACACCGGACTGATTCTGCTGAACCTGTGCCGCTTCAGGCTTGTCACTCGATACGTAGCCTAGAAATTTGTGAAACTTCTCAGGGTATACGCTCTTGAACTGAGCCATCAACGTCGGGTTCGACTTAACTGCATCCAAGTCGCTCTGCAGGTTCTCGTAGTATTTACGTTCTTCTGCAATCGCTTGGGTTTTGCGGGTATAATCTGACTGCATCATGACCATGCTTTGAAGGTCTTTTGCGGTCATCTCGCGCCCTGCGTAGCTGAACTTTTCGAGCTTTTCGAGTTCCGTGATTGACGGGGTGTTCGCAGCTTCGGCGCCTTCAACTGGATCGGCGCTTTTAACTTCTTCAACTTTATCTAAATTATCTGACAACATTCCTTGAGATTCAAACATTCGTGCGAGTCCTTTTTGTGGTTATTCGCGGGTTAACTTAAAACTGAACTTATTTTTTGAGAGCCATCATCTTGGCGCGTTCGCCAAGGGAACGAGGCTTTTCACGCCCCATAATTTCTTCTTTCTCGTAATCACTCATCTGCGAAACGACTGGGTTAACGTCGTCCTCGTCTTCGTCTTCCTCATGAATGCTTTTTTCTTCTGACATTTCTGCCTTCTGAGCGCCGAGCATCTCAGCAACCAAGGCAGAAGCTTCAGGGTTATCCTTTACCAGAGCGGCGAGTTTATCGAGATTCGACAACTCAGCGCCTTCGGCCATCATGACCTTATCACCGTGCTCTGGTGTTTCTTTGTCTGGAGCAAGCCCATCCGGCTGCTTCGGTGCATCGAGAGATTTACCTTTTCGCATCGCGAGTGCTTCTTTCAACATTTCACTATCCTCCTAATTGGCCTTGATCGGGTTCAAGCCCTGGTTGTGGTGCCCCTGCCATCATATCAGGAGGGGGCGGCGGCGCTTCCGGCGCTGCGTTTGTGACTTTCATGAGCAATTGCACGTGTGCTTCCATCGTCTTGAGGAAGTTCGCTTGCGTAGCAGGATCAAGCGTCAAAAACTTGTCGTTTTTGCGGTAGCGGTTGAGTTCTTGAATCCAGAGCGCGTGATTATCGAACTCAGACAGTTCAGGAAGGTCGCCAGCTTCGAGGGTCTCAATGCCCTTTTTAATCTGCTGCATGTCTAGGCCGTAGTCTTCCCAAATGCCTTGAATATCTCCGAACTCCATAAGACCGAGCATTTTCTCACGTACTCGCGGGTCGCTTGGCTCTCCCATAAGGCCCATTTGGAATGCGTTGATGATGCTTTGACGCTTCAGTGTCTTGCTGCCTGGGAGAGTGGAACCACGAACCACAACGACGTCTGTGTGACCCTTGAGCATGTCGCCGGTCACTTCTTTGACTGCGTACTGAAGCCCTTCACCGGCAATCTTAAGCTTTCGTGGAGTGATGTAGTACTTCTCGACGTACTTCAGGATGAGCGAAGCAACGCCAGCCCATGAATGTTCATGCTGTTCAGTCATGACACCGATTCGGGTATCATCTTGCTCAGTTAGGAGTTGCATACCGATAGCAGGAATTGACGCGCTTGGCAGAGTGCCGCGAGATACTTCGGAGATGCCCGAGATATCGTTAATCATGCGCTCATGCGCGTCTGTCTCCTGATAAGCCCACTGTGGAAGCATCGGGGTCTGAAGCGGAACCGGCATACCAGCATTCGGAGCGTTCGGGACTGGATCATAGTACACGATCTCGCCTGACTCATCGTTAAGGGCTTCTTGCATCAAACCGCCGCCTCGAGCCGCGATGTATTTGCCAGCAAGAAGGCGTCTAGTCCACTCAGCACGTCGTCTAATCGTCTCGTTATATTGGTCCTGAATCGGACGAAGGTGAGAAACAACGCTCTCACTGTAGAACTTGCCACCGATCACGATATCATCGAACTTTCGAAACGGAATGCAGCCAGCAGGAAGCTCGTCATCACGAAGCAACACACCATTAGCCGTAATGATGAGTCGACCGTTCGGATGCTCTTTTGACCGTGCCTCGAACTTCGTCAACTCAATGGCGCAGTTCTTCATTTGAGCCTGCATGCCGCCTTGCGACGGGCCGCGTGAGTTAATCGAGTTGATTCTGTTCTCGTAGAGCACAGACAAAAGCCATGCGTCCTCTTCTTTAACCTGATCGCCCTTTTCTGGGTAATGCGACCGAAAGTAATCAAGGGTTCTAACCTTAGCCTGCACGATCCAAGTCCTGAGAACATCGTCTTGAGACTTAGCTACTGGATCCGGGAAGATCTCAAAAGGAGAGCACACATCAACGCGAACGTCGCCCTCATAGTCAATCAACTGGCCGGTCTCGGGATCAATAATAGGGGCGCCGTCCTGGTCGTCCCAACTGACCTTGAGCCATGAATGACCGCACTGCTGAAGCCACATGATGAGTTGAAGGCGCTTCTCGTCTAAGTGCCCCTTGTCCCACATGGTTCCAATAATCTGCTGACCAAGTCTCGCGGCTTCCCTGCTTTCGGAGTCGTTAGCTTCAGGACGAACCTCAAACTTAGGAGGGTTCTTGCATAAACGCGCAGCACGGTTTTGAAGCGTCGGAAGAATCTTGTTTACGTGAATTCGACTCTTTTTTAGATACGACGCAGAGCGGTTAACCGGTTGGAACTGTCTAGTTGTAGCGTTGAAGGCTACCCCATCGTAACCGAGGCAGTAGGCCGTGTTGGTCATCCAGATTGACTCATGAGCGATTCGGTTAGCCGAAGACCGAGACTGCTCGACTAGAGTTTTGACGTGAGTGCAGAGTTTACGCTCGTACTCTGCGTCTTCAGGGCTTTTACCGCCAAGCATTTCCTTTGCTTTATCGAATAGACCCACTAAAGCCCCCTGTTCAATTCTACAAGATACCCGTGAGTGCGCCTAAATCCTCCGCGTCGTCCGGGTCATAAACTTTCTGCGGTGCAACTTCATTTTTAATTCTACCGACTTTTTCAGCATATTGAAAGTCGGAGTAATTTCGGCTCATGATTTTGCTAACCATGCGGTGCATTACGTATGCATTCCAAATCTCACGCAGCAAGATGAAAACCAGCAACGAGATGATGATGATTGTTTCAAAGTCCAAGGATTTTGCCCTCGCCTTCGCCGTGAATCACTGCTCCCATTTGAACGTCTAGCTTGTCCTGAAGTTTCGCGCTGCATTCACCGGGATTGCCGGGATCTCCGACGCACACTTTGACGCCGCGATAGCAGAAGTACAAAATATCGCCCAAGCCTTTTGGAAGGAAATACTTCACGACTTCATCTGTGGTTTCGACCCATTCCTCGCCGTGCATGAGAGCCATATCAACGGCCAAGTTGAACTCACTAAGCGTCTTCGGCCTGTCGTCAACTTGAACGGTCTTCTCAATACTCGTCTTGCTGCTGACTTGGCTGTCCGCCGTTTCTGCCAAGATTGTTGATGTACCATCTTTCATAATTTGGGTCTGTTGGGCTGTGTGGTTTTTCATTTATCGTCTCTTTCTGTGGATAAGATATAATACTTTCTAACGAAGACGCGGCATCTATGATGTCATCGTGTGCGCCTCGTGGAAACGCATTATATTCGTCTTCAAAATCTGTCATTCCCTGTGCAGCTAAAAGTCTGCCCCATTCAAAGCGAGGGACCAAGCCCAAAATGCGCGACTGCTTAGACGCAGACGTGCGACGAATTCCCGTAACCGGTAGTATGACGCGCCTGCGCTTCATTTCTTCATCTAACATGTAGAGCAAAGCTTCCTGGTACGCGACAATCTCAACGCCGATGCATCTGATTTTGAATTGAGTGTGTAGATCGAACATTTTTGACACGATCTCAGTAGGGGTAAGCCGGTAACGTGCGGCAAGCTTCAGATACCAGACGCCGTCTGAGTCAACGTCAACGACTGCAATCCCTGTGTAGTCATTATGGGCGCGTTGTCCTATCGCAGGGTCGATAAACGCGAACGTCCACACATTCTGGGGGATTGTTGAGTAGTATCTAAGCCACTGAGGCTTAAACGACTTCTCATCGTCTGGGACGACTTCATTCATGTACTGATTAGCGAACAGATAGCTTCCCATGGTACGGCGAGCGTTTTCTAAGAACTCTTTAGAAAGTCGCTCTGGAAATAAAAGAGAGCCATCCGGTTGGATAGCCCTCTTATAAACCACTGACCACACTTCGCTCATTTCGTGAAAATCCCTCGACTGCCAAACGAATCAATTTCAGCATGAAACGCTAACTGAAAAAAGAACGCCGCGCCTCCCAGGTCATCGGCTGGATCGGTTGGATCTCTAAACAGCCGCACATTGAAAATAGCTCCGATCTTGAGCGATTGACCCGAGATCACACTTGGGAAGCCGACTAGGTTATGCTTCCAAATGCCGATACTAGGATCAGTTAGAAACAGGTTACCGCTTTTGAAAGTTTCATTCCCATTGGCAGCCCACCATTCAAGACCCCATTTCACAGAGCCAGCGGTGGTGACACCAGCCGCCCAGTGAATATGCGGGTACAAGTCTGAGCCTTCTTTGTACCAGTGCAGAATTTCGACCGTGCCGAAAATCTCCATCATCGTAGCAGCGCCGCCGAATGCAGGGACTTTAACTGTTCCTGTGCCTCCGAAGTTAGTCAGTGGCGGAGCGGCGGCTCCTGTGTTCGCAATACTAACGGCAAATGGAAGGTCATCATAAGCCGGTAATGGGGGAGGATTGATAAACGATCTAATCATTGTCATACAATCACGTCTTCTTGAGTGAGGCCACGCAAGAACGTAACGACAGTGGTGGCGCCGGTTGCACTCAAATAGAACTGAACCGGGCCGTTGAACTGAAGGACTTCGGTTCCGCCAACTAAATAGCCAGTTCCGCTCAAAGACGCCAACTGCGCAGCGGTCAATGTTTGACCAAGGATCTGAGTCGTCATGCCGATAATTTCAAGCGTTCCGCCAGAAACGTACTTGAGAACCGTCGAGTTACAGCCTTTAACCGTGTCGCCTGCGAACAGCACGGCCACAGTGGCGCCAACCGGAATGGTGATGCGGCCTGCTTGAACATTGAAAATTGAATCGTATGACGAAGTGCTCATTTTTTATTTCCCCATTTTTGACTAAATATGCGCGTTGCCTCGTCGAATTCTTCCGGCTTATGCGCTTGGTAAATTGTTTTGCTCCCAAAGTGCAGAGCGAATGCCGCAAAGTTGATAACTGGAATTATACCCCGCTGCGTTGCCCTCATGCAATAGTCCTGGTCGTTGTGCCTAACGTCAAGGCGTTCATCTAGGTTACCGA